TGATGACATTGGAAGTGGTGATACCAACGGAAGCCGATACTGGGTTCCAAGTGGTGGCGGAAGCGTTGGCAAGAACGGTAGAACCCGATGCAGCGTTCAGCAGTTGGTTGACACCGCTGAAGTAGGAGTTACCCTGCCAGATAGCGTTCTCCAACGCTTCGGCGATGCGGAGAGCCTTCTGCTCGGAGAATGCTTGCTCAAATGGTACGCCGTCGTAGGTAGAACCAGCGGTCAACTGCGACTGCATCCAGTACTGTTCAAGCGAGCGAGGGCAAAGAGCCTCTTGAATTTTCATGCGGCCAACGGTGATATTCCGTTGAGTGAAGGTCGTGTTGCCTGTTGGGGTCCAACCGCATACATCGCCACCAGCGATATTTGCATCGGTGTCCATGAGGTTGAGGGCGGCAGCCGACTTGATGCCCACCTGCTTGGTGAACAAGGCTGCGGAACGGGCCGAGAACACGGCCTTAGTGATGAGCGGTAAACGCTGCTGCTCGGTGTAAGTAGTCAGCGGGGAAACGAATGAGTAACTCATGGTTTTGTTTTAAGGGGGTTAAGGATTAATTGGATTTTTTAAGAGTTTGGATTGCTTGTGCGAGGGCATTGAAGTTCTGCTGGGCAGCGGCCTTCCGTTGTTCCACGATTGCGGATGCGGTTGGCTTGGGGGCTTCGGAGGGGAGTTCGGCGACTTTCTCCACGATGTCGGTCATGGTTTCCATTTGGCTTGCAAATGCGGCCATCTTGTCCTTCATCTTGCCCATCTCGGTGTAGGCGGCCTTCAATTCCTCCATGATGCTGACCAGGTGCTTCTTGACGATTTCTTCCACCATGGCGGGGTCCACCAATGGGTAGCCTTCGGCGATTTCACTCACCACTTCACCTGCAACTTCGGGGGTTATCTCGGCAGCAACGGCCACTTCCTCGGCAGGAGCAGGGGCTTCGGCAACAACAACTTCGGTGATTTTGCCACCTTCGGTCTTGACGACACCAACGCCCTCAACTTGATGCTCTCCATCGGGAGCGGGCAGGGTTTCGTCTTCGGTGATGACATAGACGGGCGTTCCAGCAACGAGGTCGCCGTCCACACGGACAACAGTACCATCCACCAACTTGTAGTCGGCGAAGGCTTGCTTTTGGGTTGTGAATTTGCGGAGTTCGGTCCGCAGGGTTTCAATGGCTGATTTCAGGTTCATGTTATTGGGATTTGTAGGTTGGGTTGATATGTTGCAAAAAAGCGGTTAAGTCGTCTGCGAGGCCCGCAAGTGCGACCTCAAGTTCGGTCCCCGTGTTCTTCATTCCGAATAGTCCCTCCACCGAGAAACCCTTGAAGGCGTGACGGTTCTCCCACACCTCGTCGTTCTCCACTTTGAAGGACCCGAACCAAGAGCCGTCGGGGGTGTCCTCGTAGCCTTTCGGGGGAAGGACGCCCCGCTCTGCGTCGGTGATGTAGGACTCGAACATGAACACGCCATCCAGTTCGGCGTTGTGGTAGGCATTGACATTGTGTTGGTTGCCTTGCTTGAAATACTTTTGGACAATCTTGCGGATGGTGGCCTTGTCAAAAACGACATAGTACTCGCCATAGGTGTCGTCCTTGCGGTAGATGGGAGTATCGGCAAGCATCAAGGGTCCAGTCAGCACCCTGCGTTCCCCCGTTTCGGCAAACCTTTGCGGGGTCTTGGCGAAGGCTTGGAAGGGCTTTTCGATAGCAGGCATATCAACGAGGGCGACAAACTGCACGCCTTCGTCCACTTCGTCCACGGTCATTCGGTACACGGGAAGTTCCATGGTGGGATATGTAGTGGTTAGCCCAATGTTGCAAATTCGGACAAGCGGCGCACCCTGCTGGTCGTCTGCTGGATGTCACGCTCCACGACATAGGCCCGCATGGGTTGCATCCCTTGGCCTTGGCCGTTCATTGCAGCCCCATCCGTTCCGAGCATCGTGGTTTGGGGGTTGGAGAAAGTCGCTGGTGGAGTTGTTGATGTCGCCCCTCCCGATGGCGGTGGAGTTGTGGATGAGGTGCTTGAGAACTGCGTCTTGGATATTGCAGCAACTCTTGCAAGACCTTGAGCGATTGCAATACCAGCAGCAACGGCGGCACGGACGGGGGCCGATGGGTCGGGAATAGTCATCTGCGACTTATAGGCTCCCTGTGCCGCTGCGTAGGTATCAATGATGGCTTGGGCCATGCCTGCCGCCTTGTTGACATTAAACGCCTTCCTTTGAGATTGTTCGCTTTGTCCCGCAAAGGCATTCGCAAGTTGACCAATCGTTGCAAACCCGCTGCTTGCGAGTTCGACCTTTTGTTGCTCAATTATCTTTTGGTCCTCCAGTTTCTTTTTCTCAATCTCGATATCCCTTGCCGCCGCTGATGCACGGGCTTGGCTCTGTTTGCGCATCCCATCAATGACGGCTTGGTCCTCTGCCGCTTGAGCGTCCAATTTCATCTCGTAGAGGGTCAAGTTCAAATCCTCCACAAACTTGATGATGGCGTTATTTTCCTCTTGTAGTTTCAGCAGGCGTTGCTTGGTGGCTTCCTCCTGCTCCTTGCGGCGTTGCTCCTGTTGAGCCTTCCGCTTGTTGTCAGCAGCGATGAGTGAATCGGTATGCCTATCGTACGCTTGGCGGTACTGCTCCAGTTGCGCTTCCTCTCGTTGCAGGGCTATGGCTTGCTCCGCTGCCCGTTGCTTGAGGTCGGGCAAGTTCAGGAACCGACGAACCGCTGCGGTCAGTTCGTCCCACTTGGCCACAAGCAGACCAACGGCTGCGACTGCTGCACCGATACCCGTTGCAAGGAGTGCGATGCGGAACGCCTTCATCGCTCCTGTGCTGGTTCCCACCGCCACGGCGTAGAGGGCTTGGGCCGCTGCTTGGCCTTGGGTTATCAAGATTGAATCCTTGTTCAGCAGGTTGGCCACCTGTTGCACCCCGTTGGCGAGGGCCATCGCCGCTTGGACCTTGACAAGGGACTTCTGCAGTTCTTCTTCCTCCGCTCCGAATAGTGCCGCCGCTCCTTGGGCTATTTGGAATCCCGCCGTGATACCTTGGACCGCACTCACGAAGGTATCAATGGTTCGGGTATCGGATGCGAGTTGCTTGATTCTTTGCTGCGTGTCCCCGATTTGGTCCTTCAGCCTTCCCGCCTCTTTCTCCATTTCACGGAATGCTTTGGTCCCATCTTGGCCTGCGAGGGCCATGTCCGCAAGGGTCTTCTGCAATTCCCGCAAGCGGGTCTTTGCGCTGGTCGTGCCAGCGGCGGTGGAATCCTTGAGGCCAACCTCAAGTACAATTTCTTTGGTTACATCTGCCATATCTTATCCTTCGGAGGGTAGTTCGGGGTTTACGGGTGGTTCATACCCTGGGTCAACAGGGTCGGGGTCAATCGGACCATTGAACAGGGCCGATGGGTCGTTTGCAATCGGTGTCGTGCTTGTAGCAGCAAACTCGGCAAGGTTGAGGATGCGTCGGAGCGTTACACGGCAAGGCTTCATCTGCCCGACCAGGTAGTCCCGTATTTCAAGCAACCGCCAACGGATGCCGCCGTAGTATATCGGCTTGCGGAAGTCCAGTTGGTAGATGTCCACCGATGAGAGCAGCATCGTGAGTTCCAACTGCAACGCCTCCTGCGATACCGTTTCGTTGATGTAGTTGAGCCAGTAGGTGTTGTAGAGATTGTTGTTGGTGTATGCGTATGGGTTGCCGCTTGCGTTCACGGCGTTGTAATAGACCAACCTTGGCTGACCGAAGGCCAAGTCCACGCTGGGGTTGTAGGGGTTGTCAATGTGGCTGACGAATGGCATCCGCAAGATTCCCACGGATAGGGCCGTGTTTCCGCTCACGCCGTACTGGTACGCCCACTCGGTCGGTCCTTCGACTAAGTTGTACTGCGCCAATCGGTAGCCCGTCTGCAAGGGCTTGACCGTGCCGCTTGCCAGCGTGCCTTCAATATCCCAGGTACGGCCCACGATTTTGTCTGTGCTGAACGAGGCGGGTATCAAAGTCCCGCAAAGGGTTTCTACCACCTTGTCGCCCTTGCCGTAGAAGTTGGAAGTGTTGAAGATTCGCCCGCCGTAGCCTTCCCTTGCAAGCGGATAGGACTGCTTGTAGGTCTTGCTTAAAAAATCGCCCATGTCCTTGTACTTAAAAATGACATTGGTATAGGCGTTGGGGTCGCCGTTGGTGATGTTCTGCTCGGCGTTCTCATCCGATTTCTGCGACCAATCTACCACACCCGAAGTATAGAAATCCTTCCACGGCTCAATGTAGAGCAGTTTGGGGTCTTGGGGGTCAGGCATGAACTGCAGGTTGAACATCTTCTGCAAGTCCTGCAAGAGGTCGCTCTGCTTGACATCAGCGGGCAGGGCAGTCCGCATATCCAGCACGCCAATCCCGACGGGGTTTTCAAGGCAGGTCCATTGGACCGTTGCTCCCGAAAGGATAGAAAAAGTACTCGTCAAATAGTTCGGACCCGCCGTAACTGTGAACCCGATATTGGCCGTCGTGTTGGCGGGGATGGTTACATTTTGGAAGCGAACCGTGAACTGGGTATTGGTTGCAAAACTTATCCCCGTGATGACTGCGTTGTCCGTGGAGTTCGTGATATTTCGGATGGACATATTGGCCCCGAATCTTCCAGCAGTTGTGCCGCTGACCGTCAAGGTCACATCCACATTCCAACGGGTTGGAACGGCTGGATTTGAGAACACGCTGGACGATGCGACCCAATACCCTGGATTATCGTAGAACGGTGCAGGCGTGTCTTTGGGGAATAGAGCGGTTGCGTTTGCCGTTCCTGCAAAAGTCACATTCCCCGTGCTTTGTGCAAGGATATTGGACCCCGACAGGTTTATCGGCATGGTCCCCGCTGCGTACGGGATGACCAGTTTGTTGAACAGGGAGGAATTGAAGAAGGTGCTGGAATAGCGGAACCCTGCCTCGGTGAAAATCAAGTCCACCATCTTCTTGACATAGATGCTCGGACCGAGCCTCCACCACGGGGCTTGGAACCAACCGCCTCCTTGGTTCAGTATGTCCGTGAACCCCGCCGCATCCACAATCCCGTAAACATACCCGCTTGATGCCGCACCCGATGCCGTCCAGGTACCGCTCACATGGCCGCTGGTGGGCGTGTGGTTCATACCTGTCACGCCTGCGGTGTTTACCAGCATATTGCCCTCAATCGCTTTGAACAGGGACACATTGTCCGTAAACAAGCCCACCTCGTAGGTGACGGTTCCCTTGGTCTTGGACATGGAGAGCAGTTGCAGCACCCCGCTGAACACCTGCACCCCATCCTCCCACATGGCGGCTCTTATCCGCTTGTTGGGTTGGAATCCACCCACGAAGGACTGGATGTTGTATGCGTATGCAAAGCAGGCCCGATTCGTCGGGGTGTTGGGGAGGGTGATGGTCTTGCTGAACGACCCCCGCTGCTTGGTCACATCTTCAATGTCCCCGATGGAATAGGTGACGGCAATGTCCGTGCCGCCCATGGTGTCCAGCACATAGGCGAGTTCGGGCATGGCATTCAGCCCCGCAAAGCGGAGGTAGAGGCAGTCGAAGCAGGCTGCTTCAACCGCATCCGCTCCATCGGCAGTCGCACGGGTGTTGAAGTTGTTCCACGCCGTTAAATCGTCGATGAAGTTGGCGGTCGGGTAGGCTATCAGCGTGACGCTCATAGGATGTTATTATCGTAGGCCACCGCAATCTCGATTTGCAGTTGGGTCAAGCGGTCGTTCCGTCTGGTTACAAATTGATACTGGTTCGCATTGACCACCGCTTCCACAAGGGTTCCGTTGAGTTCCAACCAAACATACCCGCTCCGTACCATCTCGATGAGCCATTCGGATTCGGCATCCGTCAGCCAGTCGCTATTCAAAGCGTACACATAGTCAAACGACCCTGCCCAAACCTTGTTGTAGGTTGTGGTAGCGTACACATCCGAGTTGTACCCGAACACCTCCCGCTCAATGTTGGCCCGCTTCCTGTTCTTCATGGTGAAGGTGTAGGAATCAATGCCGCCGTACTTGTTCACAAAGTGGACGGGGATGGAGTTGAACCGCTGGCAGGGTCCGAAGGTAAAGGTGGTCTGCACCGAGCCAAGGCCAGCATTCCCCAAGAACTGCACCGTGTAGGAATCGCCCTCAACCGCTCCGCTCAATGCCGTAATGGTTCCCGATAGGTTTGCAGGTCCGCAAGCAAAGCGTTGGATGTTGTAGTCGGTCGTCCCCGAAAGGCTTGGAGTTACGGCGAAGTTGTAATCCGTTCCCTTGTAGTTCACTTGGGCCGATACGAGCCAAGTGTCGTTGGGTGATACGGTTGTGTACCTGGTCCCATTGATGGCAAGGAAATTCCTGCCCCCGTGGTACACCGTGAAGGATGTAGGGGTTGTCAGCGGTCGGACCGAATTGAAACTGCTACCGATGCGGAAGTACGGGCTAAGGCTCCAGTCAGCCAATTCCAACTGCTCCAAGTTTCCTGCAAATGCCATCACCCCGCTGACCGTTGTGGTTGCTCCTGTCACCACAGGTGTGTTCCCGTATTCTTGGGTGAAGTCCAACCTGTACCCCGAATAGAACCCCGCATGGTCCACGAATCCCGTCTGCGTGAGTGACGGCTTCGTCGGGGTTATCAAGGTTTCAACCACTTTCTGCACATCGAAGAATCCGAAGTTGGTGGTGGGCAGTTTGTCGCATTTCAGCCTTGCTAGCGTCGTGCCTGCGGGGTTCTTGACATCGCAGACATACCTGAAATTGGGTTGGGCAATCAGCGAGCCGCTGACCTTGTAGAGCATCTTGTTGAAGACGGGCGTGGCCACAAGGGGCGACCCTGATAATACGGTTATGGACATGGGTTATCGGACGGTTGCGACGCTGATGGATTTGCCGAGAACCTCGGCGATGTTTTCGGTAAGCACATCCACCATTTCCTTGGTGGCGGCATTGCTCATAAAGTTGGTGGCCCGTAAGCCTTCCCGCCGAATCTTGTTGGCGATGTTTATGGCGAAGGAGCGGTTGGCGGCCTTCTTGTCACGGCCTTCCAGTTGGATTTCTTTGAATGCAATCCACTCTTGAATGGGTCGGATAGGTGGCCGCTTGTCCCTGTACTGGAATGGGCTATTGGGCGCACGGCTACTGCTGACCGCACCCTTGACACCAAGGTCCACGAATTTCCAATAGTCGTTGGCCACAATAGCGACCACGAAGGAAGTGTCGGTTAGCGTGATAGGTTCAAAGTCAATGCTCGCCGATAGGGAATCGCTTGCAATGGCCCCTGAATTTGCGAGGTTCTGCTTGGCCAATTTTATGACTCCGTCCAACCATTTCTTGACTATTGCGTAGGACTTGTTCTCAATCGCTCCATCCGCAAGGCTTACCCCGAAGTCGGCCAAGGCTTCCTTCTGCAAGTCGGTCAGTTTCTTTCC